GCAGACATTGTTTCTTGACCAATTCCCCAACTTCCACACGTATCTGTATTATAAGTTTCAATAGAACGTAATGACATTTATATTACATTAATTATTAAATTAATTATCAATTTTATATATAAAATAATCCAAGTAAATTTTAATGTAAAATATATATATATAATTATATATATGAGTGCGGCACAGGAAGAACCTGATGCCGAAGAAGATTTCGATACATATTTACCTGTGTTTTTGTATTCTCATGCGAGTTTTGCAGATTATGATGAAGATTGTAAAGTAGCCAATCCAAAGGTAAGCGGTGAAATTACAAAAGAAGGATTGTTTAAGTCATTTAAAACGCAGGATGATTTTTTTACAACGGTTCCGGAAAATATGATAGTTGTTGATCCTATACCGAGCGGTCTATTGTGTATGTCTGGATGGTCTCTTGATGAGTTATTTCCTGCATTTATTAATTCATATGGAAACAAAACATTTTTACAAAATGATTTACCAATCAAAGATATAAAAAATGCCGAAAATGTGGAAATAGATTCAAGAGATATAGATGCATTACAACATTTATATAATAATAGAAAAGTATATTATTCGGGCGATGAAATAAACAATTTTCGCATTACTTTTGATATAAATTCTGGTTCAATTCCTTGGGGGATACGTGTTCCAATTTATGAAAATAAGGATCAGAAAGTTTTTAATTCTTATTCTGGTCACTCAGATATCGAAATGATTCGTGAAGATTGGAGTAGACAGTATAGTAATGCTAAAAAAAACGAATGTATTTATTTAGATGAAGTGTTGATCAAAATAAGAGAGTTTGTAGATGATATTTATAACCATAGACCTAAAATAATGTTATATATGATATCGTGTAGAAATCATCCAGATTATGATGATGTATATGAACACGCACCAATATTTAAAAATCTATTATTGCAAAGACAATTGGCAGTAAATATTAATGGTATAAAAAATGTGCCGTATGGATCTACTACCGATAGAGAATTGCGAGGACAAGAAACCTTTGTTGGTGATGGTAGCGAAGAATTTAAAAAACAATTATACAACATTCAAGTTATTCAACGTAAAAGTACCGGTAGTAGGATAGGAGGAAAAAAACGTTATAACAATAAGAGAAATACCCGAAAAAAACAAACTAAGAAACAAAAGAAAAATAAAAACAGTGGAAAAGTAAGAAATGTAAAAAAAAGGAAGCCGAGAAAGAGTAAACGGGTTAAATCAAAATCGAGAAGGATTTGAAAACCAAATTAAAAATATTGAGAGAACTAAGCGCGGAAGTCCCTTTGTCGAAAGAAATAATTATTTGTTAGGAATAAGAGTTTAAATTTTAAATTTTAAAAGTAAATTTTAAAATAATCAATTTATAAATTGATTTATAAATTGATTTATAAATAATTCATATATATTTATTATATATGAATTCTTTAAAAAATGAAACTGATTTAAAAAAACCAAAGATGCCAGAACTTAAAAAAATATGTCAAACCGATAAAAAAAAATATAAAGGATTTTCTGGTCTCAATAGAGATGAATTAATAAAGCATATTGATAAATGTAATAATGAATCTAATAATGAATCTAATAATGAATCTAATAGTAAATCTAATAGTAAATCTAATAATAATATTAATATTAATATTAATAATATCAATAACAAATGTATTAATAATAATAAAAAAGTAACAAATAAATTAAAATTTATTGATTTATTTGCTGGTACAGGTGCATTCACATTAGCACTTGAAAAAAATAATAAATTTGAGTGTGTATTTACAAATGATATGATGGAATGTTCAAAAAAAATATACCAACTTAATAATACTAAACATGAATTTACTCTTAAGGATTTAAATACCATAAACGTATCAGATATACCTCCACATAATCTGTTGTGTGGAGGATTTCCTTGCCAACCATTTAGTATTGCTGGTGAAAAAAAAGGGTTTGACGATAAAAGATCAAATGTATTTTGGAAGATTATAGAAATTTTAGAAAAACATAAGCCAGAAATAATTATTTTAGAAAATGTTAAAAATTTAAAATCACACGATAAGGGTAATACATATAAAACAATTGAGAATAAATTAAAAAACACAGGTTATCATATAAAGACATGTATACTTGATACAAATAAGATTACCAAAATTCCACAACATCGTGAAAGAATTTATATCGTTGGATTTCGCGATAAAGATAAATATGATAAATTTGACTTTGACTTTCAAGAAGAGAAACAAGGAAAAATATATGATATGTTAGAGAAAAATGTTGATGATAAATATTACTATACGGATAGATTTAAAGTATTTGGAGAAATAGAAAAGGGTATTACTAAAAATATATCGGAAAATGTCCTTTATCAATATAGACGATTTTATGTAAGAGAGAATAAGAGTAATTGTTGTCCAACGTTAACAGCGAATATGGGTGCTGGTGGTCATAACGTTCCTCTTCTAAAAGATGATAAAGGAATAAGAAAATTAACTCCAAGAGAATGTTTTAATCTACAAGGATTTCCAATAGATTATAAACTTCCGGATCTATGTGATAGTGCGTTGTATAAATTGGCTGGAAATGCTGTTTCAGTTCCGGTTGTAAGTTTGATTGTAAGTAAATTAGAGGGTGTTATTTAATTCAGAAATATGACCATCAAATATTAATTTACAATATTTCTCTAATTGAGGTTTAAATGTTTGATAAAAACCACTTCTTAGTTCTCCTCTTCGCTTTTGAGCGCATATTTCTCCGTAAGTTTTAGGTTGTTTGAACTTTGAGCCCGGTGTCTGTGTTTTTATACGTTCAATCAAATCATTTTTATTTCCAGAGGTTGTTAATCCGCGGTCTTTACAAAGTATTTCTAATTCTTTTTTTTTTAAAGTTTCTATATTATCTGGGAGATCATGTATTTCACCAACATCAAACTCTGTGCCAGATATTCTAATGCTTCTCCATATTTCACATGTGTTAGAGAGCGGAATTTCATATACTTTAAATATTTTATTTCTTATGTTCATTCCATCTACAAAATAAATTCGGTCCCAATTTTCAGTTGGTCCAAATGATGTGGGACCGTTAGAAGTAAAACCTTTTACCTCTATTTGTATAAAAATATTTTTTTTTTTAATAATTAAATCACCTTTATCCGTATCCCAACAAGGCATTACGCCGTATTTTTTAGCAATTGCAAATTTAACAATATTTTCTGATATATCTGATGGAAAATTTTCATTTCTTCTTTTTTTTTTTGACACGTGCAAATTTATCTTTTTGGTAAAATCTAAATCTCTAATATATTTATCTAAACATGTATTTAATAATTTAATTGTATAATTATCATTTAGCATTAAAAATTCTTTTCGTAAGTAATAGCCACTATAACAAGATTGGATTATAATTGCAGATTTATGTTTTTTTAAATATACTCTAAAATGAATACGCAGAAAATCCCAATTATTTTTTGATTTATTTTTCATTTTATTATATTTAATAGTCAATCTCTTACGTTGTTTTTTTTCTTTTAATGGTTTTTTATACACAATATGTTATTTGATACAAATATAATAGAGAAAATAGTTTTCAATTTATATAATAATATATACATATATGGTTACATTAGTGGATTATTTAAAAAAAATTAAAAAAATTAAAAAAATTAAAAAAATTAAAAAAATTAAAAAATTAAAAAAATCTACAATTAAACAACACACAAGATAAAGAAAAAATAAATTTTATAAAAAAATATTATTTTTATAAAATTTATTTGTATTTACATTTTTAAATGAGTTTTAAAATATTTATCGTCTTCGCGCATTTTTTTTCGTTTTCTTACCCATTGATTTTCCCCGTGTTTTCACCCTTTGATTTTTTCGTCTTTTCACCCTTTGTTTTTTTCGTGTTCCTGCCCCTTGTTTTTTTCGTGTCCCCCCCCCTTTATTTTCATCATTCGTATCGTTAACAACTTTTATATTATAATATTCTGCTTCATCTAAAGGTGCTATCGAATTTAGATCTACAATTTCACCGGACGGTGTAAGAATTTCTTTCATATTGCCCATTATTTCAGAAAATTTCTCTTTTGTTATATATTCATCAAGTAATTGATTTTTGCTTGTTGTCTGTATATTTAACTTTTTATTCGAGGATTCTTTTTCTTTAGGATAATAAATAAAGTTATGATTAAATGATGTATTGTATGTTCCGTATTTTCCGTTGTATTTACACTCAGCTAATAAAAATCTTATGGTTGCATCACCAACCCCTTTAAAATTTGTTTTTGGAAAGCTTGAGCATGGCGCCCCCCGATTACATATTTCACCTGCAATTTTGCGTGATGGCACAGCCGACAGCATGAAGTTTTGAATATTTACAGCATTTATAAAATTGATGTAATAATAACTTCCGTGTGAAAAAGGATTCATAAATTGATCGCGCTTGGAACCGTAATTCCATTTCAGAGATTTGTAAGTTCCTGGCCCAAAAGCGCTCGTCGTCGAGCGCGGTGATTTCGATACTACTGTTGTTAGAGAGTTTGAAACATCAATACAAGGATGTGAATAGTATAGTAATGGATAAGTAGGTACGGGATCACCACGTGTTCTTAATCTTATATAAATTATATTTTTTTCTTCATTTGAAGGGCCACTATCGTTTTGTTCCACGTTGTTATTATTAATTATAGAGTCACAGAATTCTTTGGCTAAGTTCTTATCAAATACTTTTGGTGTTCCAAGAACAATACAATATATTCGGCGATCAAATTTACCATATATACGTTTAAGTTTCGCGTCCGGCACTTCTTCAGATTTATATTTTTTACGGGAATCATTCCATCTATTTGCAAATAATGTAGCTAACCCCCCTCCAAGAGAATGTCCTGTTGTAAATACTTTTATTTTTTTTTTACGTGTTAAATATGTTTTTTCTAAATACAACATAGATTCTATTATAGAATTGTAAATATCAGATATTAAATCGTCCATACCTTTTAATTTACCATCTTTAGGTGTCAAAGTACTTGTCCGTACATACGAATTTGCTGATTCCTTACTATAAGTTCCCCTAAATATTACAAATATACAATTAATCATTCTGGTATCAACTAAAATATAACATCCGCTATATTTTGCTGTTGCAATTGATATGTATGCTACTTTAAAATCACCTATTTTTTCAACATTCCCGCTCATTATTGGTTGCACAAAATTGTATTTTTTTGGGGAAAGATTTACACTGGCTTTAATTTTATTATTAATCTCACTGGTAACATCTTTAACTTTTTTGCCAAACATTTTTCCACCAGCATTATCACTCGAAGTATCATAAAATTCTTGTGGATCTTTAACTAAATTATTGAATGAACCTTCATTATTAATAATTGTAAGTTGATCTAAAGGTATTATGGTACCAATTATGTTTATATATAAATCTAAAAAATGGTTACTTGTAAAATACGCTAATCTACTTAATACAACACATAAAAATATAATAGCTGGTTTATCTGCTTCAGCATCCATAATCTTTATATATATATAATTATAAAAGTTATTTAACAATACAATAAGAGAAAAACACGAAAAAAACAAACTAAGAAACAAAAGAAAAATAAAAACAGTGGAAAAGTAAGAAATGTTAAAAAAGGAAGCCGAGAAAGAGTAAACGGATTAAATCAAAATCGAGAAGGATTTGAAAACCAAATTCAAAATATTGAGGGAACTAAGCACATGATGTGGCTTTATTGAATACTTTCACATAATAAATACCCATAATTAATTTTTATACAATTTTCTATAAAATTGATTAGTATTTCAAATATAAGTATAAGTATAAAAGTATAAGTATAAAAGTATAAGTATAAAAGTATAAGTATAAAAGTATAAGTATAAAAGTATAAGTATAAAAGTATAAGTATAAAAG